GTTCAAAAAACGCCCATTTCATCGACAGGAGAAAGGTTTTTTAACTGATTAAATTTAGACAATAAAAAAGGCACTCCGAAGAATGCCTAATTAATTAGAATAAAAAAGTAGCGCAATAGGCTATCCAAAGAATAACACCAACAAATAACAACAAAGATAAATAAATGCACCACTTTAGAGCACGATAAAACTTTTCTTTTTCACTCATTATTTGAAAAATTTAAAAGGTGAGATTTTATCAATAAAATAACCCAATTGATCAACAGTACGCCAACCAGCACCATTAACATCAGATTTCTTTTTCCAATTATAGATACGTTTCGGTTCAGCATTATCATACATTTGCTTATCAGCAGAAAGACCAAGAGAACGTAAAGACTGTTGAACAATACGGTCTTTATATTTATTCTCAATTTTAACTCCTGTAGCTTCCTCAGCTGTTTTAATAGCATTAGAAATAAGATTCTGAATTTGTGCAGAACCTACAGAGGCATTTGTATTAGCATTCTGTTTATCGATAGCAATTTGCGCATCACGTTGCCGTACACTTGCATTCGTGGCAAATGATTCTGCAAGGGTTTTAGAGAGGGTAGCGACAAACATACGTTCACCGTACTTTGATTGAATACCTAAATCAATGTTCTTGAGGGCATTCTCAAGACGTGCAGACTGTGTAATAACTTCCAATTGCTCGTTAGTCTTTTCAGCGTTAACAACAGATAAATCAGACAGGCGAATATAGTTGCCTAAAGTATCATTCTTCAACTTGTAATCTAAGCCAAGTAAAGAACCTTGTTGATACAGGTTATTAGTTTCTGCACTCATCTTGTTAAGTTGAGCACCATTAAGACGGTCAACCCAACCAGCTTCAGCACGATTCTTTTGAGCCTGAGACAATGCAAGTTCATTTTGTGCATACTGACTAATAACATTACCAATCTGACTGAATGAATCTTTGAAAGCATCTACAGGTTGTACCTGTGCAGTATGAAGTGGTAAAGGCTGTGCAGATTGTAACGCAGATTGTACATTACCTGTTTGTACATTACCAGCAGCAACATAAGGATTAATACCAGCCTCTTGATAACGTTGCATCTGTGCAGCAGGGGTGTTATACTGTTGCATCTGATTATACATACGTTCATTGAACGCATTTTGTTCTTGAAACATCTGATACTGCATCTGATTAGTTTCTCGAGCAATTTGTAAATTAGTACGATTAGCACTTGACTGAGACGAAGAGCCAAACATACCACCTAATAAAGAGGACGCACCACTTATTAGAGCAGAACCAATTAAAGGGTCTAAAGGCATAATAATAAATTTTTAATGATTAAACGTAAAAGTCCCTACATTATTGCAGGGACTAATAAAAAACTACTCAGCAGGCGCAGGATCTGCAGGCGCAGGGTCTACAGGAACAGGGTCTACAGGGTCAGGGTCAGAATCAATATCACGGAGTTGGTCGACAAATTCACGATATCGTTCCATTTCTACAGGGTCAGACATATAGCGAGACGGCAGAAGTGAAAGAATATCATCATCGGACAAGTCAGAAGGAGAAGAAACACCCTTAAGCTTTGCAAGCTGAGACATAATAAGCTGCTTTTCTGTATCTGAAACATCATTACTAAACAAACGTGAAATCATAGAATCACGATGACCAGTTAGAGGGTTAATAGGGCAAAGTGTCTCATAAACGTGCCTGTCATCAGAGATAACGGATTGTGTCGATACGCCACAAACAACGTCAGGAATCTCTCCGATATTATAACAATCAGCAGGCATTAAGTTTAAATATCTATCATTATAACTCATAACATAAAGTTTTAAAGTGATGCAAGACCGTGAACAGACATAGGACGTACAGCTTTAACATCAAAGAATGAATTTATATAAAAATGGTCACCAGCTACAGCAGTAACAAGGAATATAGGATTAACGATATTCGGATTAACGTAGAACTGAGCAGAACTCAAACCACTTGCGTAACCACCTGCAGGGATATCAGACTTCTTACTGACATAGCGGTCAAAACGTAGGTCAAAGCGTGGAGTGGTCCAATAACGCAAAGAACCCGAAGTTTCGAAATCACCAAACACAACATCACGTGCAGTCTTATATTCGTTATAACGAGTTTGCCAACCTAATAAAAGGTTGTTAAGTTCATTAGCAGCAGTTGGAGCAATATTAGCACCTTTATGGTCTAATACCGTAGGGGTCTTTGTAGAATCGACAGCAGTCAATAACAAGTCAGAAGACAAAACAGGCTGATAACCTAAATCTGCAAACTCTGGTTGATAGAAGTCTTCACGCTTAAACTTCTTATTGAATGGGTCGAGATAAGAAGCATTATATTCAACCTGTGGAGCAGCTGAATAAATACACATAATAATACCATGTTCCTTAACATCAAACGAAATCTTACCTGAGTTAAGACTACCAAGTCCCTTACCTGCAAGGTCACCAAGCTGTTTACCGTTAGAGTTATTAGTGTCAGCAGTTGCAACAACTTCACTAATAGGGATTGAATTGTCAAAGCCACCAAGGAAACGAGCATCACTCGCACGACTTTCAGGAACTTTAAATCCGAAGTGTGCTTCAATCTGTGAACTATAATCAAGACCATTTGCACGACGTGTAGCCTCTAACATCTTATCAAGAGCAAACGCAGCACGCAGGTCATTAACAGAGAAAGACATATTACTACCTGTATTAGGAGCAACAGTAGAAACACCAACAGAACCCGGATTACGTTCAGGCTTGAAACGAGAATCACCATTAACATAATCAGGCAGATTAAAGATACCTTTGTCATAGTTCGGGGTTGGTTTCATACTCGTTAACCAATCCTTAGGATAAGGACGATAACGCATCTGACAAAATGACTGAACAACAGACTTATCAATAATAGAATTAGAATCATCTGCATAGTCATCAATATTGAACGAACGAACATCTGCAGGTGTCCAATCCTGATTACGATAGAAGTCGTTAAAAATCTTCTGATAAGCTAACAGGCGGAAAGGTGATACCATAACATTACCTTTATGTGCAGCATCTGTGAGGAACGAAGAACCTAAGTTATTACTATTAGAGAAATAAGACTTATAGTCATAGAATTTACCCTTTTCAGTAACACCATAGTTCAAGAGATTCAACAACTTAAAAGCACCATCTTTGAAAGGGAATGCTTGAGAATCAAAAGTATTCTTCATAACATCACTTTTCAAGTGAGTTACAAACGTGTTCAAATCAAACATAGGAGTAGAACTACATACGTAGTTATAATCTACAGTATGATTTTTCTTAATACCATTCAATGCAGATACAGGGTTACTTGTACCGACAATAAATTGGTCAAACCATTGCCAAAGGGACTTGTAAGACACAAAGAAAAAGTGGTAATACTCTTTCATACGTGCAAACGCAGCAGTATTGAGGTTAGTAGTACGGACAATGTCCTGAACAGAGATTTGAAAGTGTTCAGACGGATTGCATTCCCAACAACCAACAGGGAGTAACTGACCAGCTTTAGCAGAGAAGATTCTGCGTGAACTCAAATCAAAGCCATTACGTGAAAGCTTTGGTTTAGGGGAAGGAATTTTAAATAACGACATAATTAAAAATTTTAGTTGAAAATTTGTGAGTTTAATAACTCGTTAAGTTCTTTGTTTTTCAAAGAATCATTATGAATCTTTGTATAGCGTGCAATATTATCCTTATAGAATTGTGAATGTCTTTGACCCATTAACTGAATCAAATCAAAGTTCATAAAACCGTCAGGATTATATAACATGAAATCATGTATACCATAAGTTAACATAACATCTTTCCACGGTGAATCATTAAACAAACCTTTCGTACGTGGAAGATAAGAGAACAGTTGTAAATCAAAATCAACAAGATGATGCAAAGGCATGTCAAGTTGATTGATATACGCTTCTTGATACTCGTATTGTGTACGAAGTAAATACATATCCTTTCGATAATAGTAATCTTCTAACAATGTTACAAATATCTCAGGTGTCATGTGATAACGCTTACACCAGTCCAAGCATACTAATGTAGCATGAATATCAGTAGTAGGATAGCAGCCTGCTTTAAATTCAAATGGTAACAAACCATTATAGTCTATACCTCTTTGCTCATAATCGTACGCAGTTGCATATACTCGTATTCTTTCAGAATGAGATAACGTGCGGTATCCTCGACACTTTGGCAAGAGCCGATTTTCAAGATTACGGGCAGTTGGTACAAATTCAAGCACTCCTTTATCTTTGTTGAAGATATTTTGTCCATAAGTTCCATTAAGGACATTTTCGC